GCAGCACTAGCACCAATACTGGAACCCACGAGTCTTCCTGTTCCTTCTGCACCTCCGATTGCTTTGATACACGCTTCAGACTTTCCGTTCGTTGTTCCTTCTGTAACTGTGATTGGTTTATGGTGTATTGCACCGTCCATCGTGTATTGTTCAGTGACTTTTTCAATGTTGTTAGCCAATCCAAGAAACCCACCTTTCTTCTTAATATCCCGTTCCACATGCATTACCTTTGGATCGTTTGCACGATACTTTATACTATATCCGTTATGTCCAACATCTGCTTCATATGATGTATATGGGCCTACTGGTAAATTAATACTTGGCAATTTACTTTGACGATTTGATAATGAACCAATCATACCAATGTGGGATAATCCAATGAGTCCACCTAATCCCAAGGCGAACCACTTACCCCATTTCACTTGCTTTTCCATTATTTTTTAGGTGGTGTTGGACTTGGAGCAAGAACCATAGGTGCTTGTTCTAATCTGATTGTCTGTGCAGGTGCAGTTGTTGCTGCTTTTGCAATCAACATCTCCATGTCTGCCTTCGATATTTGTGCAGGTGGTTTTGCACCATTCGCACCATTCTTTTTACTGGCAGTTTGAATACCAAAACTAGCCAAAACTCCTGTAAAAACCGAAGCTATGAATGTCGGATCTATATTCTTTTGAGGAAAGTTTGGAATAGAAACATAATTTAATGTTAATATTCCACCACTCCAAATCAAAATTCCAAGACGAACAAATGTACTAAAGATTTCCATCTGTTCTTCTTTGTCTTCAGAGAACTCTTTGAGTTTACTAAGAGGGCCTTTTTTCTTTTCCTCTTTTTTCTCTTCTTCTTTTTTAACTGCTTCTGCCATAATACTTGGGATATGCAGCCCTATTTAGAAGATTAATATTTCTAAAATCCTAAAGGTATTGGTGACATAGGTTTTGATGGTTCTGTTCCTTCAGATGGTGACATACTAGGTAATCCTAGATCACCAAGTGCTCCACCGGCACCATCACCAAGTATTCCACTCATTCCACCGGGCATGACAGATTCCATGATCTTACCTTTAACATCTTCGATGATTGCATCCTTTCTGATGAATACATATCCACCAAGACCAACTACTCCAAGTGCAACTGCACCTGAGAAGATAGCGATTCCATTAATAATTTTTTGCATTTTAATAACCGTAATAACTTAAAAAGTGTTGAATAATACCATCACAATTTAGATTTCCAGAGGAAACCCAGTTGTCAGCACATTCATAAATGATATGACTTTGATATTTAGGTACTCCCTGTTCGTTGCTTTTAGCACCAAACTGACCTAATAGAATTCTCAATGCTTCTTGCCGAAGCAACATTTGATGAGGTGAGTACTTATATGTCATACTCACTTCCCTCGCCAATGTATGCGAGTGAATAGATGTCGTGATCTAGGTCTTCCATGTCTATCCATTCTTCAAACTCCTTGTAGATCGCATGCTTATCGCCAATGGAAACTGCTGATTCGAGTTTATTTATTGACCATTCACGAGTTCTCAGTAGAGTTTGTTTCAAAGTTACCATAATCTTTACGCATATAGCGTCCTAGTATGTTGCTATTATAGTACTTTGGTGTTCCATCGTCAAGTGCTTCCATTAACACATTGTGAATAAACAACTGTTTTGTCTCTTCGTAGTTTACTTTTCCAAGGGTTTTGTGGAGACTGAGGATTTCTCTTCGGAAAGAACTTCTACCAATGCGCTTAATATCCTGTTTAAGTTCGTCAGAACTTCCAAAGTATCGTTTCCAGTCTGACTCGCTTGTAACTCTTCGCTTTCCACCTTTCGGTTTTCTCTTCTGCACGAAGTACTTTCTTCCGATGTAGGATTTCTCATTGGTGGTATTGGTGATGCGATAGACGAACCCATAATAGTCCCCGATATCATCAGAGGTAAAAGGAGTGCCTTTGTAAATCCAAGGGTTTTCATAATCAACTTGCTTATCAGTCATTTAATTATAACATCACAATACTATCTAGTCAATAAAAAAGAGGGTGATTAAACCCTCAGATTGTTTGATTTTCTATCCATTCATATGGATCTATGTCCCCAAATAGTTTTTGACTATGTTTTGCGCAATCGAAATACGCTTGAATACAGTCATCAACTTCGTCATAATTTAAACCCTGAGAATGTGTCTTTCTTAACATCCTGTTTGATTCCTCCAACGACATAGCTTTCTACCTCTGTTTCTTGTGGTGCAACTTGTAATCCTTTAGATGAGATCCAATGCTGTGTCCAAGGTAGAGGGTTTGCCCTCATTGCGATATCGTATACTGGTTTAAGACCAACTGCTTTCATTCTTTTATTTGCAATCCACTCAACATATTGTTGAAGTAATTTTTCGTTAAGACCAATCATTGATCCATTCTTAAACAAGTACTCTGACCACAACTTTTCTTGATTTACAGCATTTTCAAAAGTCTTATAGAACCATGCTTCCTCCTCTTTGTAAATTTTCTTCATGTCTGGGTCATCCCCATCTCTCCACTTATTCAGTATCTGTTGAGTAATGACTAAGTGTTGGTTTTCGTCTCTGGCGATAAGAGAAACGATTTTTGCCGATCCTTCCATGAGCTTAAGTTCGCCAAATGCAAACGAGCATGCGAAGGAGACATAGAACCTAATTCCTTCCAGAATGTTGACATTTGCAACTGCTCGGAAGAGTTTTCTTTTGAGTTCATAAGTTGTTGATTCGGATACGTAAGAACCTCTCCATCCTTCTTTCCACATGTTACTTTGGTCGTATTCATGTGCTCCATTGATGAAGTCATCATATGCTTGAGTCACACTTTGTGCTCTCTCAAGTATTCTATCATCACTTAAGATGGTGTCAAATACATCGGATGGATTGGAGTAAACATTCTTAATGATGTATGTGTAAGAACGACTATGGATCATCTCCATAAACTCCCATACTTTCATACATCCTTCCAACTCAGGTAGAGAACAGTATGGTGCAAATGCCATACCGGGGCCTCTTCCCTGTACAGAATCTAACATCACCTGATACTTTAAGTTACTGGTGAAGATATGCTTCTGTTCTGGACGAAGTAATTGATAATCACTTCGATCCTTTTGGAGAGAGACTTCCTCTGGTCTCCAGAAATACCCTAACTGTTGAGTAGTTAATCTCTCAAAAACAGGGTACTTATAGTTATCATATCTTTGGATTCCAAGTGGTTTTCCAAAGAACATAGGTTGCTTTGTTGTCTCAACTTCTTCTGTATTGAATACAGTCATAGAGTCAACTTTTTTCATTTTTTCACCTGAAGTTGTTTTAAATTTTACAAGACTCACAGTCTTCTTCCTCCTCTAAAATACAAGAAACTAATTCTCCTAAATCTGTTGATTGTGCTGGTGGTTCCTCAATCTCATCAGTTTTGATGTCATAAGTATTCTGATAGTAACTTGTCTTCCAACCGTACTTGTAAGTGGTTAAAAGATCCTGTGCCATCACCGAAACTGGAACTTCGTTGTCTGGATAATGTTCTGGATTATAACTCCAGTTACCTGATATCGCTTGATCAAAGAACTTTTGCATAACTGCAACGACGTTGATATACCCCTTATTGGACTCCATGTCCCACAAGAGTGTATAGTTATTCTTTAAGTGTTGATATCCGGGTACAATTTGTTTCAATGGCCCTTTCTTTGACTTTTTGATTGACAAATATCCTCTAGGTGGTTCTATCCCGTTAGTAGCGTTTGATACAACTGAACTACTCTCTGAAGGCATTTGTGCCGAGAGAGTAGAGTTTCTCACACCGTATAACTTAACTTGCTCTCTGAGATATTCCCAATCATAATTAAGGTCATTTGAAACGATTTCATCCACATCCTGTTTATATGTATCAATCGGAAGAATTCCATTTGCATATTTTGTATTTGCAGAATATTCACATGCTCCTTTCTCTTTCGCAAGGTTCACAGTGGACTTAATTAAGTAGTATTGGAATGCTTCAGAGAGGTCATGAACTAACTTCCATGCCCTCTTATCACCGTAGTGTTCGCCATTCTTAGCGAGGTAATGAGCAAGACCTATAAATCCTATCCCAAGTGATCTACGTGCTCTAGTGGCGATTGCTGCAGCGTTGACGGGGTACTCCTGAAAATCAATGAGTTCGTCAAGACTCCTAACAGCAAGATCGCAAAGAACTTCGAGATCGGATAGATCACGTATCTTACCGACATTAATAGCACTAAGGATGCAAAGAGCAATTTCACCAGTTTCGTCATCAATATGTTGTATGGGTTTTGTTGGTAATGTGATTTCCTGACATAGGTTACTCATCTCTACTTTATCAGTAAAAGATGAGTGACTATTACAGTGGTCAATGTTCATCAAATATAGTCTACCAGTCTCTGCTCTCTCTTTCAAGATGTCAAGTATCAGTTCTTGAGCATCTATCTGTGTCTTAGGAATAGACTCATCTAACTCATATTGCCTGTATAGATCGTCAAAAGATTCCGTACCAAAACTATCGTAAAGCCCTGCAACATCATGAGGAGAAAAAAGCGTGATCTTTTCATTGTCAATAAACCTTTGATAAAATAATGAACTCAACTGAATTGAGTAATCTAGTTTTCTAACTCTGTTATCTTCTGTTCCTTTATTGTTCTTCAGAACAATTATATCTTTTATTTCTTGATGCCAGATGGGGAAGTGGACAGTCGCTGATCCACCACGGATGCCATTTTGAGTGCAACATCTGACAGTGCTTTCAAACTTTTTGA